AACTAGAGCAGACCTAACACAAGGTGGCAGTAATGGCACTAGAGAAGGAATACTTGAAGTTACATTTGTAGCATGGGTTAATGGGGCAAATATTGATACTCAAAGAAACAACATTATTGAACGCATTGAAGAAGTGATTGATTTAGACAGAACTAGAGATGGTAATGCTAAATGGACACAAGTGCGTGATATTAGTGTTGATTTTGATATCATTGAGCCTTTTGGTAGAGTTGAAATAACTACTGAAATTTATTATACATACACACGAGGTGAGTTATGAATAAAGTAACTTTAACTAACGGCGAGAGAGAAATCAAAGTCAGTGAAGACCAAGTAACAGCATGGAATAATGCAGGTTACGAAGTTAAATCAGACAAGATTGAACTCAAACCCGTTAAGAAAAAGCCACAAAATAAGGAGAAAGACTAATGGCAACATATACAGGACAAGATGGTAGTTTAACCATCGAAGGTGATGCAGTTGCAGAACTTCGTTCTTGGAGCATGGACTTAACAATCAACACTATTGAAAATACTGTTATGACGGCTGACACCAAAACCTTTAAACAAGGTTTGAAAGAGTGGTCAGGTTCAGCAGACATTTACTATAGTACGGCTGTTGCAGGTAACATTTTAGATTCAGTTAACACTGGTTCGGTAGCATTTATTGGCTACCCAGCATCTAGTGGTACAGGTGACCCTAAAGTTACAGGTAACATTCTAATTACTGGATTAAGTATTAATAGTACTTTAGAAGGTATGGTTGAAGCAAGTGTTTCGTTCCAAGGAACAGGCGATGTAACAATCGGCGTAGCGTCTTAATAAACGCTTAGTAACTCATTATGCCGTTACCATTTATAGCATCACTTGTAAGTAGAGCAGTTGGGTGGAAATTACTAAGAGGTGGTGATAAACCAACACCAACTCTAGGTAAAGCACCTTTTAAACTCTCAGGCAAGATGATAACAAGCCCTGGTTTAAAAAATAAACTAGAAAAGGCTACTGCTAGAAAGGTACAACACATAATGAGTTATGCCAAACATCAAATTAAACCTTTAACACCCATCGATTCAGGGAAAGCCCGTAGAAGTTGGAAAGTGTTAGGCAGGGGTAAATCTGCACAATTAGTTAACAGAGTACCATACGCACATCGTTTGGAACACGGTTGGTCTAATCAAAGACCAAATGGCATGTTAACTGAATTAATTAGTAAAATACATAGGAAGTTCAAATGAGCGTAATTGATAAAGTAACAAAACACTTCAATGAATCTATTGACAATAACTTGAAAAAGTTTTATGTTGATGAATGGGATTTGGATGTGTGGTACTACCCAACTTATTCGTTTAAAGACGAAAATAAGGTAATGAATGCACAAGCATCAGGCAAAACAGTTGATGCATTAATTGAAACTATTATTATTAAAGCAAGAGATGGTGAAGGTAAGCGACTGTTTAAAGATGCAGATAGAACTGCGTTGATGAACGAAGCAGACCCACACATTGTTATTAAAGTAGCCGGTGCAATCAACAATGGTGAAGTTAGCAGTGAGGATATTGAAAAAAACTAAAAACGAACACTGACCTATTTGTTTTAATGCAAATTTGCAAAGAACTAGGTCTTACACTACAACAAGGCATGGAATTGTCAGTGTTCGAGATTAAATTATGGGTTGCTTACTTTAATCAAGTAAACGACATGCAGAGGGAGAGTTTAAATGCCAAGAAGTGACGCTACGCTAAAAATTGATGCTGATGTAAGGGGTGCATCTAAAGCAATCAACAAACTTAACAAGGACTTAGGTGCAGTTAAGTTAAATGCAATGGTGAATCTAGGTAAGGAAGCCTTAAAAGTAGGTGATTCTGTAATTCAGTCTGCTTATAGTTTTAAGCAACTAGAAACAGCACTTGCTTCGGTATCAGGGTCTGCAAAAGCAGGACGAGAATCATTTGATAAGTTATTAAAACTATCAAAAAACACACAATTCACAGTTAGTGATTTATCACGCGAATTTATTAAGTTAAAAGCCGCAGGTATTGAACCTACAGACGAGTTGATGACAACATTTGCAGATACTGCGGCTGTCACAACAGACGGACTAGGCACAATGTCTGCAATGGCTGATATGTTAGCCCGTACTACTGCAGGTGGACTAGGACTTGAAGATGTTAATAGATTAGCAGACCGTGGTGTACCTGTGTTTAGGATACTTAGTGAACAACTTGGGTTATCTCGTTTAGAGATTACTGAATTTGGTAAATCTGCAGAAGGCGCTAAACTAATCACTGATACTTTGTTTAAAGCACTTGGTAAAGAGTTTGGTGGTAATGCGGCAAAAAATGCAGACCATGTTGCTGTTGCATTACAGAACTTAGATATGCAAACAGATTTATTATTAGTAGCACTTGGTGAAGCAGGTTTGTTCACAGCACTTAAAGTAGTTGTTGAAGGATTTACTGCTGTTGTTGAGATTGCTGATGCAACAATTGATGCATTATTTGGTGTAGAAAAAGCACTTGATAATAATGCAAGAAAAGCAAAAAAGGCCGCAACAAATACCGAAGCATTAGCATCAAAACAAGTATGGCTTAATGGTCTTTACAGAGAACAAAAAGCAATTGATGAAGGTCGCTTATCAGTAAGTAAATCACACGAAGAACAACTAATTAATCAAATTCGACTTGCTGAAAAGGATTTGGGAATTGTACAAGCCCGTGTTGATGCTGGTCAAGGCGACATTGAGTACATTAGAGAAAAAACTAATGCAACAAAAAATTCAACAGTTGCATTACAAGAGAAAATAGAAGCAGTAAAAAATCTGCGTACTGAAGAAGAAATTAGAAATGATTTTAAATCACTAACTGATAGTTTGCGCACAGAATCGCAGATTATTAATGATGATTATCAAAATAAACTTACATTACTTGATGAATACTACGGTACAAAATCAGAAAAAGATGATGCGTATTATCAAGTTAAACAGCAATTAGAAAAAAAACATCAAACTAAAATATCAGCAATACAGAAAGCAAGTTACGATGAACAACTACAGTTATTCAATGATGGCAAATTAGCACAAGTAGATTTAACTAAGTTATCAGAACAACAAATGCTTGATTTCACAAAAGATGCAGGTTATAGTGCGTTGAGTGCATTAGCACAACATAATAAGAAAGCATTTAAGATGAAGAAGGCATATGACATCGGTGTTGCAGTAACGGGTACAGCGGTAGCAATTGTAAATGCATTACAGCAATATCCATGGCCATTTAACTTAGCAATCGCCGCAATAAATGCCGCGGCAGGTTATGCACAAATACAGACAATCCGCTCACAACAGTATCAAGGTAGACAGTTTGGTGGTACTACAACAGGTAACACACCTTATATAGTTGGTGAGCGTGGACCTGAAGTGTTTACACCTGGTAGAACAGGTACTATTACACCAAATGGTGCTGGTGGTAAACCTATTAATGTTACATTTAACATTAATGCAACTGATGCTAGTGGGTTTGATGAATTACTACAAACAAGAAAGCCGATGATTATTGGTATGGTTAGACAAGCAGTGCATGAGCAACCTGCATTATTACAAGGATAAAATATGCCTACATTACCTACACCACAAGACTTTAGTAATATAGAAATTAACAGTGTATTTCCGGGTATGCGAGTTGATACTGATACAGGTAAATCGTACAGATTAAACTTTAGTACACACTTCTTCACTGTGCAAGTTACATACCCAGCAATGGATAGAAACGAAGTTAGACAAGTAATGGGGTTCCTACAAGGAATGCAAGGCAGTTTAACTGAATTTGATTGTCCATTAGGCATTTACAGTGATACTGCAGGAGCTAGAGCGACATTAAGTGGACCTGCTGATAAAACATTAACTGTTGATGCTAATGCTTCAGTCGGCGATAGTGCAATTACATATAACAGTAATTGGACTAACGCTTATTACACATTTGCTAATGATAATAATTTTCTTCAGGTAGGTGATTACATTACTTTTAGCAATCATAATAAAGTTTATGTGTTAACTGATGTTACAAACCCTAATTCAAGTGGTGATGGTGGATTTAGTATTAGTCCTGGATTGCAAGAAACAATTACAACAAGTGAGACTATTGATGTAACTAATGTAACAATGAAAGTATTTTTAGATGGTGATACCATGCAGTTTTCAACAGGTGCTAAAGGTTTTAGTCAATTAGCATTTAATTTCAAAGAGGATGTTTAATGGCTCTGTTTAGTTCAGCACAAATTGCCCAATTTGCATCAAAAAAGTATCAGATTATCGATTTACTAGATTTGCACTTGTGGAATCCTGTTAGTAAAGTATATAACGAAAGTTTTTACATGTCTACATTAGCATTTGATAGAACATTTACTACTCCAGCAGGCAGTCAAGATTACTTAGGTGGGTTTTTAATTAACCACAGTGCAACAGACACAGGCGATAAAGTAGACCGCAAAAGTATTACATTTACATTATCGGGTCTAAGTGCTACATTTGTTTCAATGATTCAAGATAGTTTGCACGCTAATGCACCTTTTAGTTTGTACAAAGTAGTACTAGACGAAGATAATAGTCCTGTTGGTAACGGTGTGCTTGTGTACAAAGGCAAAATACAATCAGGTAGTTTTGAAGTTGCGCCTACTAACTCAGCAGTGCAATTACATGGCTCACATACACTGTATAACTTCAACAGAACTAATAGTGTTAACTCACAACACGACAATTATGTTGAGTGGTGTAAGAAGAACAGTATTAGTAATTATAAGACCGAATTTACAGACATTGATAAAGATATTGACATACCTTGGGGCCGTAAAGCATGATAGTACCAATGGGTTCACTTATCAAACAGATTGAACGATTGCCTGAAATTGTTGAGAAACAGTACGGGTGGGATTTAAATACTAAAAATTTAAAAACTGATATTTTAAGAGGGTATAACGAATTACACTTAATTGATAAAGATTTAGTGTTAATTGAACGACAGTACCTTCCAAATACAGAAATACCGATTATTATGTGTGTTGTGGCACCACAATCAGGTAAAGATATATCAGATTTACTAATCGACATTGCTGAGCGTGATGGCTACAAATGTTATGGCACTTACATACCAACAAATGATGGTTGTAGAGTTGAAATTAAGGAAATTGTGTAATGGGTTGGATTAAATCAGCAGTAAGGTCTATTAAAAGAGCCGTAAAAAAGGTATACAACAAGGTAGTTAAACCTATTGTTAAAGCCGCAGTTGCTATTGTTACTGCACCTATTGAATGGATTGTTGATGCAGTCACACCCGATATGCCCGATTTTAATGCTGGTGATACTGGGGCAGGTGACCAAAAAGGTACAACTGTTAATCGCAGAGGTGCTAGTAACACAATACCTGTTGTGTACGCCAATGACCGCGCAGAACTTGTTAAATTAGGTGGCATTGAATCACATATTTCTGCATCAGGCACTGATAACAAATACCTGTATGTTACCTATGTGTTATGTCATGGCATGATTCGTAAATTACACATGAATAGACAAGAAGGTGATGCCGCGGGCGGCGACACTCAATGGAATATAAATTATTATGAAAATAATGGAGCGTATTCTCATGACAGCACACAATCAATTGTTATGTCGTCAAAAGGTAACATTCTTTGGAAGGCATTCTTTGGTTCGTCTAATAATACATTTGTACCTAGTTGGCACAACGACAAAAACATTTACCCAGGATTAAATGTAGTTAAAGTAAGACTTGAATACCCAGCAGACGATGATAGTAAAGATTCATCATATCTTAGACAAAAACCAACTTTTTATTTTAAAGTTGCTGGTATTTCCCACAAAAACCATACAGCAATCAACGCAGTTACTAGCAACAATGATAAAACTATTGTTAGTCACATGTATGATTATTTAACTAATACAAGATACGGTGCTAGCATTGATTCTGCTGACATCGACACAGCGAGTTTTACCAAAGTGTTTAACTTCTTTAATTCACGCGATGTGTATAACAGATTTTACAGATTAAGCGAAGCAAGTACAGTTGTTGGTAATATCAAAAACTTACTTTGGTATTCGGCTTGTGCATTAATTTACGAAGATGGTAAGTTTGTATTACGATTAGACCCAAACTATGTAGTAAACAGATTGGGATTATTTGGGTTTGTAACAGACTATAGCACTGAATTGTCTAACTTAGACATTACTACATACACAATAACAGAAGAAGATGTTATTGGTGGTGTTATGTTATCTGATATGCCTGTTAACGAGATTCCACATCAATGGGCATGGTCTTACATTGATACCGAAACACAGACGAGTCATTACCCATCAACTGCGTCTGCTGGTGGTTGGTGGTCACCAGTTTCTAATGTTATAAAAACACTTAATAATACAATTTATAAAATTGATAGTAAACCAGGTGCAGACATAAACAATATTCGTAGAATAAACACAAATGGACCTGACCCACTAATTGATTTTAGATATTGGGAAGGTCGTGTTAACAACAGTATTAGTATTACTGTTGCACCTAAGCACGCAAATGTCCGTGTGTTTGATATTATTAACATAACATACCCCAAAGCGAACCTTAGTAATAACGAATATGTTGTTACTAAGATTACGCGCAATGTAGACATGTCAGTAACACTTGATTGTAAGCAAGCACTTTATGATGCTAATAATGCAATTAGTTTATGGCCAACAAAAGACTTTGACATGCTATTAAAAGAGCAAGGTCTTAGTATGCGTAAGATTAAGTTATTAAGACCTGTTGGTTATGGGTTAGATAACAATACACAAATTGATGAATTTGTTCCAAATATGGTGTTACCCACAATTGCAAACTTGGTAGTTGATGGTACTGCTAAAAACTTCAGAAAAGACGATGCTGGCAACACCACGCCGTGGATTTCAATTACATTTGACGAAGTACAAGAACCTAATGTTAATACATATAATATTTACTTACGCCCAGTAAACACAAATCAATGGGAATTAGTAGGTACAACAACCAATAATACATTAAAAATCACATCACCTTTGTTAAAACAGGGCTTAGATTATAAAGTTGCAGTAAGTGCAGTTTCTCAATATGGAACACCAGGTAACAGAGTTGAAGCAGATTTGTTTGTGTCGTTTGCAGAGGGTTTTGAAGCAATTAGACGAGAATTTCCTGTATTAGATGGCGATGATGCAGATAGTCCAATTGGTCAAGTTGTCGATTTAACAGGTAGTATTGATTTACCTGAAGATGGTGGATTAAAATGGTGCCAATTACAATCACCGCCTGTTGCAGGTACTGGCTGTGTATTAGGTACAGATGCAGACCATGATTTACACGATGCATGGGAAAATTTAACAGATGTTAAATGGTCAGACCCACATCCATTAGACACACCTGCCGCAACAAATGCCGAAGGTTACTACTACGAAACAGATAAATCAAGAGCAGTAAAATTATCAGATAATGAGAGATTTATATGGTCAGGTTATGCTGATGTTAAGGTTGATTGGCACGACAACACAGACACATCAGGCCCATTTGCTTGTTATTCTGTTGGATGGAAAGTATACAATTCTTCCGATGTTTTATTATTTACACAAATGCCAGCTACTTATTTTCCTCAAAATAATGCACCCGGGGCTTCCGCACATGTAATTGGACCAATTGCTAATGCTGAGTACGCATTACCGTTCTTCTACATATACGGACACAACACAGATGCTAGTCACAATGTTAATATCACAGGCTATGAATTAAAAATACATAAAGCAAAGCAAAAGATTTACCGTAATGTTGATACTTCTACATTAAGTGGCAGTGTTGGTTCAAGAGAATTACTCGTTGAATCAAAATGGATTAATCCAACAATAACATCGTGGACAAAGACACACACATTTAGAGAAGTTAACAATGTTCTTATTAATTCAGCACAAGCCGAAACCAAGAACATTGTTGGGCGATATGTTGGTAATATATACTCAGGCGGTAAGTTTTACGAAAAAATTAATCCAATTGATATTAATACTAATGCTTCGACGGATGCAATAGTTGATGTTAGTGTCATAGGAATTCCAAACTCACTTCAAACAGAAGATGAGAATGGTATACATAAATATTTTAAAATTGCAGAGGATGTAGAATGAGTTACCCAACAAACGACATAACATATGTGAACCTAGATAATGCTTCAGATAGCGTAGGTTTAGCAAGAGCAGAATTACATAATGCACTTATTAGATTAAGTGAGTTAATTAATTCAAGAGACACAACAGATGGTATTGCACCACTAGACACTAATGGACAAGTACCTGCCGCTAATATGCCAACTACTTTTACAAGTGGTGGTACTAATAACATTGTAATGCAACCAGCAACAGGTGTTGTATTGCTACAATACGCATTAGGCTTACAAGCAAAGACAACTGCTGAATTAGAAGCACTAAATCATTCTGCAGGCACTATTGCTTATTGTAGTGATGGAGACGCAGGTAGTGCATGTTTATCAGTAAGTGATGGAACATACGATGCAGGTGCAGGCATTTACCAATGGAATCGTATTGCATTAGGCTCGTTAATTAGCACAACATAATGTATAAGTGTACTTTGGTGTTTTTAACAAGCATGGTATTAAGCATTAGTGCTTATGTAAGCATTAGTGCTTATGGCTCCTTCCAACAGTTCATGCAAATGCCAATACAAATGATGCCACAGCAACAACAACCTTGTGAGTGTAAATGTAATGTCAATTAACTTAAACAACTTAAACAACTTAGATAATACAAAACTTTTTAAGCAATGGGCTAAGTTAATTAACAGCATTGAGTTCGATGCTGGTATTAGCACTGAGTTTATTGATAAGATAAACATTACATTCTTAGACGAAGACAAGCCTAACAACTCTATTAATGTTAAAGCACTAAGACTTAATACTTTTATTACGCCAGCGCAAGTAGACGACT